TTGCCCGCACTACAGGTGGTCATGGTGGCGCTCAAGCTTCAGGTGGAAGAAACACCACACTGTCGTAGACTCTCAAGACAACAGACTGCATCGTCCCAACAACGGGATGATTGCGAAGGAGATGCCAGATTGTCTTATCTATCACGTCGGACACGCACTGTCACCGGCGGTGATGAAGGCGAAGCACGAGTTCTATCGAAATAGAGACGGCGATACCCCAGGTCGCAAGAAGCGCCAATCGGCCTGGCATAAATGGAACGGCAAGGAAGGTGATTGCGGTGACGGGATCATTGCCCGGGTGGACTGGGACATTCCCGAAATAGTAACCAGAGCGATTGAGAGGTTGAAAATGAGGTTGTTGCTTGGTGGAAACTTCCAGGCTGAGATCCTGATCAACAAGGGTGGCTGGAAGCATGGCCGCTACCAGGTCAAAGAGAAGCTTGGCAAGCACGTCGCGTCAGTGGTTGTCTTCAAGCATCCCCTGTCCTGGCTGATCTCCATGTGGAAGTATGAGGGCAAGCCGTGCAAGTTCGCCCATTACGTGAAGCGTGGTCTTATGATCGAACACTGGAACGCCATGCACCGGCACTGGTTGGACGTCAAGACCGGCCGGAGCAAGATGGTTTTCGTCAACTACGAGGCGATGCTGGCCAGCCCCGAGAAGGTGGTCAAGGGCGTTGCCAAGGATCTGAAGTTGACGGCCAAGCCAAAGGCGAAGGCGCACGGGTATGTATATGACCACCAGCTGTCACGGACTGGGCTGCAAACCAACAAGCCCATGAAGGCCGGCTTCTATCTCAAGAAAAAGTACATGAAGGCATATGGCGACGGGCTTCTGGAGTTCGTCAAGGAGATGATCGACGACAGCGTAATGAAGGAACTTGGCCTTGGTTGGTAAGTCCAAAATGAATGACAGGGAAAGGGACTGGATTCTTTCCCTGTTGCCAGAGGATGGGAGCGTGCTTGAGATCGGCACGCACCACGGCGTTACGGCGTCGTACTGGGCTACCAAGAGGCCAGACCTTGAGGTCATAAGCGTTGACCCCTTCAGGGATGGTCACATGGCCGCGTCTGGCAGTATCGAATACTGGCGCAAGAACGCCCAGGATAACCAGGCCCTGTACATTGCCACGTCCGTGGAGTTCTTAAACCAGTGGGATTGGACGCACGCATTCGACGCGGTGTTCGTTGATGGTGACCATAGCTTCAAATGGTGTTCCATCGATCTGCAAGTGGCCAAGCTGTTGGTGACTGACACCGGCCTGATCATGGCACACGATCACGCACCTGGCCCGAACTGCAAGCCGGTGAGGCGTGCGGTCAATGAGTTCTGTGCGGAAGGGTTCTATGAGATGGTGGAAAAGGAACACCGTACCGCTGTAATGAGGCGCAAGAAATGAATATAGCCCGGGCAATCTTTACAAAGTTCGACCTCTTTGAGGGGTTCGACTCCTGGCGATACGAGAAGACGATCGGGAACGCCGAGTGGTGGAATGCTCGGTTGCCCGTTATGGAACAATTTACCATTGGCAGCATTGAGGCGATGAGGGCCAACGGACATCAGGTGGACTGGATCACGTCGTTCCGGTCGGAGTGTAATGACATGGCGGCCGAGACAAAGAAAGCGATCGTCAAGGCTGGCGGCTCGTTCGTTATAAACGATGACGACTTTTGGCTGGAGAACAGCGCATTGTTCGGCCGGCTCTGCTTGAAGTATAAGGACGCCGACTATCTACTCCTGGCGTTCTGTGACTCTGACGACATGTGGCGGTCGGATCTGTGGCGTGAACTGGACAAGTACAAGCTCAAGGATGGCCAGGTCTTTGTCACCCGGAACGGCTATTGCTACGACATCGAGGCCAACAAACTGTATCAGTGGAAGTCGGAAGGCTGTACGTCTTTCCACGTGTACGTCATCCCGAAATCAGCACTGAAGAACAAGGCGGCGCTCCAAGCGTACTGGATGAAGTGGCACTTCAACCACAGACACCAGAAGCTTGCGTCGCACGCCACGGCGGTCCCACTACCTGACGGGATCTATTGCGGCACGATGAGCGGCATGAACACGAGCAAGTTTCACGGCAACAAGCACGCCGAGAACCACATCGGCCGAGAGGTCAACCAGGGGGCGATGGACGCCTTCGGGTTGCGTCCGCCAACAATGACGCCGGTCAATACAGAGCCTTGGTGGAACGAAAAGGGTCAGAAGTATCTCAGCAAGACGGATGACAGGAAGCGCCCCGATGAGTTCAAGGCCCTGGCGGCTGAATGTGTGGGGCCGGTTCTCGAGCTTGGAAGTGCCTTCGGATCATTTGTTGAGTACCTACCAAAGAGGACCCACTACACAGGCGTGGAGATCTCCGGCGACATGGTGGCCGAGGCCCGGCGCAGATACCCGAAGCGGACGTTCTTACACGCGGACATAAGGGAAGCCGTCAACATCTTTCACGGTGGGTTCAAGACAGCCGTCGCCCTGCAAGTGCTGGAACACTTCTACCACCCGGAAGAGATCGTTGCCATGTTGAAGAAGGTCGCGGTCGATTGCCTGGTGTTCAGCGTGCCGCGAGAGGGCTTCAAGCCGTGCCACTTCAGGAACGACGGGCACATTGCGTGGTGGGCGGATGAAGCTGACATCAAAAAGTCATTTGGCCAGTTCGGGAAGATCCGGTTTGTTCCCGGTGCAAAGAATCATATATGTGGGGTTATTGAATGGTGATCGATCAACTGATTAAATTCGACAGAGAGAACCCGAAGTCAGCCGGTAGTAGCTTGCCGGAAAAGCTCTTTATGTATTCGGTCGTCCGGATGCTCAACCCCAAGCACATCATTGAAGTTGGTGTCAGGGCTGGTCACATGACCACATGGTTGGCGTTGGGTGTTAAGCACAACGGCACGGGTCAGATCCACTCGGTTGATAACTGGTCCCACAAACATGGCGGCGGTGGTGGATCGGTGAAGCACGTAACCGAACGGCTGGCCAAGACAGGGTTGACCAAGCACGTCCAGTTGCATACGTCTGACTCCGTTAAGTACCTCGAGGGATTGCAAGATCGATCGGTCGATCTTGTGTGGATCGATGGCGATCACAGCTATGAAGGCGCACGCGCTGACGTCATCCAGGCAATGAGAGTGGCCAAGGTCATGGTCGGCGTGCATGATGCCACCAACCTCGAGGGTGTCACCAAGGCGCTTGAGGACATAGGCGGCGGCACGTGGGTTGAAGGGTGCCGTGGGATCTGGCTGTATTCTGTAAGGGGGGACTGATGTCAAAGCATAAGGTTAAACCGATCATGGGTCCCAGCGCCAAGAAGGTCATCGTACGCTGGAAGATTGACGGATGGCTTGGTGGCGAGAATGAGATCCTGCGCCGGCGCACTGGAGACGAGGACATCATGAAAGAATCGAAAGCCAAGAAGATGATCATCAACGGCCAGGTGGATCTGGTCGGACCACTAGTGAAGATAGCGCCGAAGCGGACCCTCGGAAGAGGGAAGGCAACCGTCAAAAAGAAGACGCGGCGCAAGTATACAAGGCGGAAGACAACGGAGGGAACAGAAGATGTCAATAGTTAGCCTGGCCCTGGCGAAGGAGTTCTTGAAGATCAGCCACGACAAGGAAGACAACGTCATTCAGATCCTGATCGATGGCGCCGAGGAGTGGGTCGGAGACTTTTGCGGCGTCAAGCTTGAGGACGGCGCGCTCCCGACGATAACGGAAAACATCAGCGGTGGCCTTCACAACTTGCGGCCCAACTGGCACCCGATCGTAACGGTCGCCAGCGTGACGAACCGCGACCTGACGGACGGTGATGTGTCCTCGACGCTCTGGCGGTACAACAAGCATCGCATATGGTTTATCAATGGCGGCATGTGGAGTCCGGGCACGGATCTGTTCACTGTCGTATACACAGCCGGCTATACCACATCCACAATTCCGGCCGGCATGAAGTCGGTATTACTGTCGTTGATTTACCGAGCATACGACAAGCGCGGCGGCGTCGAGACGGAAAGGGTCGCCGGCTTTACGGAACAGTGGGGCGATCTGCTTCAGAGCGACGAGGCCAAGAAGCTCCGTGCGTACAGGTTCAATGGCGTGTTCTCATGATGACGCAACCCCTTGCAGTTTACAGGGCTGTCCGAACAGATGACGGCCAGGGTGGTTATACCGAGGGTGCGCCGGCGTTGCTCACAACTGTGTGGGGCACGATCAAGGTGTATGAGAACGAGACGACCATTATCATCGATTCGGAGGAGGACGTTATAGTGGGCGACATAATACAGGTGGAAGAAGATGTCTGATGACCTAAGGGCCATACTCGAAAGCGTGAACGGGCTTCACGGAAAGATAGATACTCATTCACGTGACACGCACAAGCGTATTGATGATCTGGGCGAGAAGGTCAGCGGGTTGGCCATTCAAGTGACGCGGGTCGAGGGGGAAGTGCAGAGCTACAACCGCCCGTGTGCTGTTGTTGTTGGCGTCGAGAAGGACGTCGTCGAACACCTGGAGAATCACAAAGAGGTCAAGCGGATCACGGTCGCAAACGTCGCCCAGGCTGTCGTGACTGTTGTCTGTGCCCTGGTCGTGGCTTATGTAATATTCAAGAGGGGATGGTGATATATGCCAACGGTTACAGCTTCATATAGAGTTACCGCCATTAGCAAGATGCCGGCCAAGAAGAGGAAGGTCCTTGCTGTCGAGCGTGTACGGAAACCTATCAACCCAAAGGTACGATGAAAAAAGTCATGCGGTTCGGAGTTGCCAAGGTGACCATCGACTTCCACCCCAAGGAAGTCATGGGGGCCGTCAAGGAAGCTTCCATTGCTCCATTGGCGAAGGCGGCGTTCATTGTGGAAGGTGCGGCGAAGCGGTCAATGAAGGCCGGCGGTCGATCGGCGGGACCACGGGGCGGCAAGGTCAAGACGCCCAGCAAAGCGCCGGCACCCCCTCACGTCCAGACGGGAAACCTCCGCGCTTCGATTCATGTAGCGAAAACATCTTATGGGACCATGTTGGTCGGGCCAACGTATCGGGCTTGGTATGCGCGGCTTCACGAGTTCGGCGGCCGGCGTCACGACAAGCGCCCATTCATGCGCCCGGCCCTGATCAAATCAAAGGCGCGGTTCGCGCCGTTATTCAAGGGCTTGAAGCTGGCAAATACTCGGGCCGGCAGACTATTGAACAGTAAAGGGGCCTCATCATGATACCCAAGGCTATATATGACGTTATAGTTGCAGACGCTGGCGTGACGGTACAACTCGGGACATACGACTTTGGGATTGGTCCAAAGCCGTCCGTGTTCACATCTCGCGTGATTCCAGACGACGCCGAGCGAACGGCCATCCGCATCGAACAAGTCACGGCCATACCGTGGGGCACCCGAGACGCACGAGGTGCCGAGATATGGGTTGATGTAAATGTGTGGGGTGATAAAGTACAATCAGACAAGGCGCTCATCGATCTCGCCAATGATGTGTGGCGACTCCTCGACCGAGTGGACTTGACTGTGACGGGATACGTGAGTGTGTTGTGCCAGGCGGATGCACCGGAAAGCATTACTGATGCCGACGGCTTCCCTGGCTATGTGGTGAAGTGTAGGACGAAAATTATTGAGTGATGTGTCTTTGAAAGGAGACAATTATGGCCGCACCATTACCGGGTTTTGATTGTGTATTGACGTTCGGCGGGAATGTCGTGGGAAAGGCCCAGGACGTTGACCTGACCATGTCGGCTACCGAGATTGACGTAACGACTCGGGACGCCGGCGGCTGGAAGAAGTTCATCCAGGGATTGAAAGAGTGGGGCCTGACGACTGACCAGTTGTGGGTGCCCACGAACGCGGCGCTTCAAGCCATCCGCGATGCGTACCTGAACGGTACTGAAGTAGCGATCACCGTTCTTGATGAAGACGGTTTTGGGTGGTCTGGTTGCGTCATAGTCAGCGGGCTTGGAAGTCCTCAGCCGCTCGACGATGGCGTCCAGCTTAACGCCACCATGAAGGGTACTGGCGCACTGACGCCTGTTACCGGAACTAGCTAGTCAAAGACCCTATAACGGCGAGGGAATATTATGGAGAAAGCATCCTTTACAGATGCAAGTGACCGAGAATGGCATCCAGTTGTCACGGTCAGGGTTGTTCGAGAGTTTGAGAAAGCCTCGGGCATTGGGTTGTTTGAAGCGGTCTTTGACACGTTCGTTACTAACGCCGGCCAACTAAAGAAGGGCGCCGAGATGCCGGAAACCAGTTACAAGGAAGTGTTCCAGGTGGCCCAGAAGTTGTTTGGTCGAATGGAAGGCTTGGCGGTCCTGTTGTATGAGGGCTGTAGAAATGGAGAGGGCGACGTGGTGGACGCATTCAAGCACCCCGTCACCTTTGAACAGCCGGAACAGGTTTCTGACGCCTTGACGTGTGCCGTGGCGAGCCTGTTCGATTTCTTCCCGAGCATGACAGACCTTGGCGGTAAAGAAGGGGATGGCAAGAAGGAAAACCCTACAAAGCGCGGCCCTGGGGATGGAAGGAAACCCACGAGTTAGCCGCGATCGCTGGGGTTGATCCCTGGGAATACTCTTTGAAGGAACTGGCCTGGCGGGCGCACGCCAGACAGATGCACGAGTGGGATCAAACGGCATGGATCTGTATGTGGATACCGAAGTTCACAAAGAAGCGTTGGCGCTTCGAGAACTTTCATCCACTACGCGGCAAGAATCAGGAGGTCAACTTGTTCCAGTTGGAGAAAGCTATCAAGGACGCGGCAACAATTAAAATGGCAGCAAGAGATCCGTCGAGCGGTAGGTTTGTGAGTTCCGGTAGTGTTAGGGCCGGCGGTGCGTTCGTTGAGATAGGCGGTACAATGGGGCCGCTCGATGCGGTCCTCGGAAGCGCCAGCAAGAAGCTCGACGCCTTTGGAACGAAGATCGCCACGCTGGGCGCGAAGATGGTCGCACTGGGCGCCGCTATAGGTGCGCCGATGGTGGCCGGCTTGAAGGTCGCTTCTGACTTTGGCGATGAGATGGCCTTTGTATCTACCATGTTGACAGAGAGCGACATGTCAAAATTCATGCCCGACTTCACAAACCAAGTGCGGGATCTGTCTGTCGCATTCGGTGAGTCAACCGACACGATCTCCAGGGGGTTGTTTGATATCCTGTCCGCGTCGATCGATGCCTCACAAGCGGCCGGCGTGCTGGTTGTTTCCATGAAGGCGGCCCAGGCTGGCTTCACAACAACCGCCGTCTCGGCTGATGCGATCACAACCATATTGAACAGTTACGGATTGAATGCGAACGAAGCGGCAAGTGTGTCCGACTTCCTGTTTGCTGTCGTGAAGCGGGGCAAGACCACATTCGAAGAACTGGGGCCGGCAATCGGAATGGTGGCATCCACCGCCGCAAGTGCTGGTATAAGCTTGGAAGAGATGGGCGCGGCCCTCTCGACCATGACCCGGAACGGTGTCAGGACCAACGTGGCCGTGACGGCGCTCAACGCCATAATTGCCACATTCCTGTCGCCGCAAGAGCAAGCGATCACGGCGGCCAAGCGGTTCGGCATTCAGTTAAATACTACCACGCTCAAAACGATTGGCCTTGAAGGTGTCTTGAAGAGACTATCAAAAGCCACCACGGAACAGGTGTCGGCGGTATTCAGAAACCGACGGGCAATCCGTGGTATTCTGCCAATGCTCAACGACATGAAGGGATTCACCAAAGACGTCGGCATTCAGATGGACCGGGCTGGATCGACAGAAGAGGCGTTCGAGAAGCGGACCAAGACCTTGGCGTTCGCGGTGCGGCAGTTGCGCCAGTCATTCGTGGATCTACTACGGCAGATTGGCATCAACCTCGAGGAAGACGTGCGGAAGGCCGTGGTCCGTGTGACAAGTTTCGTCCGCGGGATCACGAAATGGATTGGCGAAAACAAGGAACTGGTCCGGCGCCTGGCTGACACCGTCAAGTGGGTTGTCCTGATAGGCGCAAGCTTGATTGTTCTTGGTGGGATCTTGAAGGCTGTCGCTGTATTCCTTTCGCCTGGCGGAATCCTGGGTGTGGCTCTCGGCCTGTTTATGTTGTGGTCTGGCGCACTGGATGACATTGTCGATCGATGGAACGGCTTTATCATGAACATAAGGATCGGAACCCTGACGGTCAGGCAGTTGCTCACACGCATTGGCCTGATCTGGGAAGACATCAAGCTTACCTGGTCGGCCGGTATGGATCTCCTCGTGACGTCCTTTAGAATAATGGGTTTGAGGATTGCGGATCTCTGGAACATGATGTTGATCGGGTTGACGGTCACGTTGCGCGACATGATGATCAAAATCGCCCAGGCCCTGGTGAAGTTCGGCGGCGGCCAAGGCGAGATAATGGCACTCAAGCTGGGCAAGGCAATCAAAGGTGTCGATGACGAAGTTGGGAAGCTGACAAACAACTGGCTCTCCGGCATGGTCAAGATCCGTGACGCAACAGCGAAACAGGCGCTTCTGTTTGAGGACTTGAAGGACTTACTTGCCATTCTCAAGCGTGAGTTCGTTGACCTTGGACTGGACCTGGTGCCTACGCTTCCTGGCTTGCGGGAACTGATTGCTCGACTCGAATTGACGATCCCAGACGTTGCGCTGGCCGGTGACATGCCGATGCTTGGATTGCCCGAGGATGTTGGCGACACCGTGGTCGGTACGTTCAGCGGTGCGGCGGCGGAGTTGCAACGCGCCACCGACAGGATACAAATGGATCAACTGGACGTAATGGAAGACTCGAACGGCAAGCTGGCGGACATTGTTAAAAACACTAGCCGCGGCAATATTGCCGTTCTTGGATAAGGGGGAGAGATGGCCTTAACGTTAGAAGAGAAATTTGAAAGTCGGACCATACGTCGAAACCAAAGGAACCAGGTCGAGACGATAGACCTTTACACGGTCTACGGTACCGACGACCCCCGCGTTGCAGAACTGTCCGGTCCATCGTTCGGCGATACCATGACACACGATGGCATACGTTTGATCGTAATGTCGAAGGAAGCCGTCCGGGTCGAGTCCACTCCTGACGTGTGTTCGCTGACCGTGACCTGGGGCGTTCCCACGATCGGGCCAGTATCTTCTGACGGTGAGTTCTGGCAGATGGATCTTACCGCCGGCACGGAACACATCAGCAACGTGAAGAAACCCGAAAGACAACTTCACTACCCGGCAAGCTCGAACGTCGGCACGGCCGTCGGACTGAGGGCGGACAAGTCCGGAGGCGTTGAGGTCGAGGGCGTTGACATCTTTGTACCCAAGGCCACGTTGACCGTCACGAAGTTGTGGGACGTCAGCGTCATCAGTGTCGCGTTCCTGAATACGATCTATAACATTAGCGGCAAGGTCAACTCTCAGATCTTCAAGGGCTGGAATCCTGGCGACCTTCTGTTCCTGGGCGCGAGAATGCAACGCGCTGAAAGTGGAGAGATACCAGTGGTTTATAGCTTCATGGGAGAGGCGACCAGAAGCCTCGAGTTCAAGCTGGCGGATGGCTCGACTGTCACGGTCCCCAAGAAGGGCTGGGATTATCTCTGGCAGAGAATCCAGAACCAATCCGAGGACATAGGGGACATCACGCAATTGCAACAGCGGGCCAAGAGCATTCACGTGGCGAACGTCTACGATGAAGCGGACTTCAGCACGCTCGGGTTGGCGTCAGAGCTTTCATAATGCCGCTCGATCAAAAACAACCGGGCGACCAACTTCTGGCCGAGGACGTCAATGCCATCATTGATGCTGTTCGTAACGGGACGCCCATACCTGGCGACGGAATCATTGTCAGACAGACCGGCAAAGGCAGCACCATTGCCACGATCGATGATAGCCGCTTCAACTTCCCGACAATTACAGCGTGGGCCAAGAACCTTGGCGACACTCGCATCGAGCCGAACCGCCCCGCTGGAATTGCTGGCCAGATAATTGACCTCGACCACGACACGGACGACGATCGCATTAGTAACTTGGTCTTGAAGGTATACAACCCGGTGGACGATCCAGAAGCGGATTATAGCGGTAACTGGGTCATCTCTACGGGCGGTCACGATCCTGGCGAGATCGCCCAGGTATGGGTTCGAGGGATGTGCCCGGCTTGGGCGCTTGTTGTCAACGAGGATGACAAGTGGGCCGACCTGAACATTGGGGTGCCGCGTTTACAGACCGGGCCGGCGGGATTTGCCAAGGTCATATGGGTACCGGAAGCGTCGGACCTGGAAGCGACCGAGATCGACGAGAAGCTTATCTTCATTGATATCGGAGCGCCCGGCGGAACGCCCTTGACGATTCCTGTTAGGAACATGTCAACACAGCTTGCGCCGCTGGGTGGCTTCGCTGAGGTCTACGACTATGAAGATGGATTCTATCTATTCAGACAGCCGCAAGCGGACAACGCCTTGACCTGTTACATACTGACGGCAGATGTGGAACCAACAAGGACCGGCCTAGCTTGGGACCGTGGCATAACGAGTGACATGTTGATCGATGGTGGCGCGAACGCTGGGGATCTGGTTGGAAGCGTTGAGGATCAGTGGTATGGCCGTGTCTCGATCGGCGGCACGTTCGTTGCGGTCGCTCCCGATCGCGTAACGCTATGACGATAGATACAACGCTTGTGCCGGCCATGCGCGTACCGGAAACCAGCGGCCGGCGCTTTGACTGCCAGCCATGCGACTGCTACTTGATCAACTATCCCGGCGGCGGTATTCCGGAAAGCGATATATATGTTCCAGATCCCGGCGAAGACATCAGCTTGCGATATCGATATGAGGGCGCAACGGATGACGTTGGCGGCGATGGTTTGTTCTGTTGGTTGAAGAGTCCCATCGAACCACTAGCGCCCCCGTACCAACAATCCTGGTTCAATTGGCAATTGCCTTTTGGATCGAATTACGAAGCGGTGTTGACATATGAAGCGAACGGGAATCCTGGGTTCACGTTATACAAGGCGGCATGGGATTACTATCTAATCCTAGAGCCTTATAGAGACGACTTCGCGTCCGATGACTTGCCCGCCTTAGGTTATCAGCAGTCTCTCGGATCAAATATCCAAATGACAAGAAATGCATTCGCCCTGCCTGGAGTGTGGACGAGAACTGTCACCACAGAAAATTGGAATTACAAAGTCACTGGCGGCCAGGTGATTACTCAGAATGATATAATTTATGGGTTCGCAATGATTCCTGTCGCTAAACCGTTTACAGTAGACTTTGATTACTGGCAAATGTTATTTGGCAAGTTTAACGTTCTTGGCGAGATGGACGTCAGCGAGTGGGTGTATCCGAACGATGCGTGGATTATGTGGTGGGACCAGGGCGGCACACCATAATGAAGCTCATCGCGGAAGATGGCAAGCGGATCATCACAGAGAACCCCGCCGAGATAGTCACCGAAGAGAAGATAGCCAAGGCCAACTTCCCGTATCGCAACGCCGACCACATGCAACTGCCAGTGATGCGTGATTGCTGGACTGGTCGAATCGGATTCCACAATTGGGGTGATCTAACACCAGCGGGCAATTATAACATAAGGGCCGAAACTGCATTGCAGGGTGACGGCCTCACGAACCTGTTTGTCCCTGGGTACTTCCAGATCACTTCAGGCATAAGGATGACACCAATTGCTGGCGGCCCAGCAGGATACGAAAATAACGAGATATTCAACAGTTACATTTTCTTTACAGAGGACAACCACAATCAAATATACTATGAAGATGAAGACCGATACATCAACATTGTCGGTAGCCCTCACGCTTCTTTTTCCAGGGCGTTCACAATGAACTGGAATCCAGAGAACTTTGGCGGACCCTTCCTTTTGAGGGCCACCGCCCAGTTCAAGACGTATTGGTTAGCCGAGGCGTGGAGCGATGGCAATACATGGGCATGGAACAATATGCCAGACAGAGTACCGGGAAGTGGACAACTTCACGCCGAGTTCGTTGTCGATGCCTCACCGGCCGATCGCACAAATACTACTCAGGACTTGCTGAGGGACGACAGGGTCGGACTCATGACTTCTGTGCTTCTACCAAAGAAGACGCGAGTGGCCGGCTTGGAATACGCCATCGAGATATATCTTGAGAAGATACTATTCTCGAGCGCGTCCACTATAATGGGTGGAAGGTGGAACACGCAAAACGCTGACGTTAGCGGTTTCAATCAGTGGCCCTGGCAAAAAATGATAATACCGGGTGCGAATCAATTACAGAGCAGGACACAGTGGTTCAGTACGTTAACCGAAGCGCCGTTTTTTTCACCTATGGTGAAACCTACTTATTAAGGGGGGTACTATGCCGACCGTATACAATTGGAATCAGATCTTTGGAGATCTTGGCAAGCTGGTAAAGGTAAGCGACGATATTGACGGATTCATTGCCATACTGGAGGCCAGGGAAGCCGAGTTCCATGGCCAGTACGACGACGACTCCGAAGACCTGGCGTTCCTGAACCAGGGCCTGACGGCGTTGTTGAGCTTTGAGAATCTGTATGGTGGCAACATCACGACGGTCGCCGGCCTGATGACCACGTACATGAACAGCATCATGAAGGTTAAGATCCAGTCAGCATACAGCACGGCGGACGACACCATCCTGTTGCTTATCGACAGAATGAACGAGGGCGGCTTAGTCTATGGCGGATCGGGCGAAACGATCGAGGGCAACTTTGTCAGCATCGTTCCAGAGTCAGCCGAGTCTGGCGACAGCTTTGATCAGGTGTCCAGCTATTCATATCTAAGGGGCTTGACCAACTCCGTGGTGGACGCGAACCGGCGTCTCTACATTGAAGTGGTCGCCCTGGGCGGTGGTCAGTTCCGCCTGGATCTGTACAAGGACGCGGCGCGAACCATCAGCGACTTGGTTGGTCACTCTGAGATCTACACCGCCGAAGGTTGGGTCGAGATCTCCCCGGACAACTCAAGCGGCCTACGCGGCCAGCTACTGATCGACAGCGTGGTCGGTGCGGACGTTGGCATACAAGTTGAGTTCTCGTGGCGTGGAAGCCAGACAGGAGACGGCGACATCGCCACATGGTACGCGACACAGATGGCCATCGACGACGACATCATCCTGACCTGTGAGGGTGCCGGAACGCCAGGGTCTGAAACGTGGCGCGTTCGCTCCAGGGTCAGGGGTCTGATCGGTGGGTCCTCCGGGCTGATCACCACGGGTGAACCGTTCCCCGGCGACGTTCAAGATCTCGCCGGCTTTGGCATTCAGATCGATGCCGGCAGTACAGACTTTGAGGTCGGCGACACGTTCGAGTTTAGCCTGGCGTCTGATGACAACGGTCTGTTTCAGTCGTACTTCCGGACACACTTCACGCGGCCGCTTCCCGACGTCTTGGACGGTACCGAGACGATCCCGGACAGCCTGGCCGAGTAAGAATCGGGTACGGTCCTCGAGAGGTCCGGCTGTCACGCCGTGGCCTGGCTGATCGGGGACCGTCCCCCCCAAATATCAATTTCGGGCGCCTGGCATAGGGTGCCCCCGTCAGCCACCCCTTGACCGTGACCCATTACACCCCCATATTCAACCCTGGGCAATCTGAGGGCAAGTTGCCTCGTGGTGCCTCCGTGGCCCTGATACTCTACGACCTCAGGCATTTCGGCCCTAGTATGACCTAATATGACCCAAGAAGGCTTGACACCCCCAGGGGAAAGCGTATACTTAGGCATGGTAAAGAACGAGGCAACCAATACGGAGGGCAGGGAAATGGCGGAGGAGAAATCGGTGTACCTGGATGTGTTGAAGAAGGCACAGAAATATTTGGCGGGTTATGACTGGGATAAATCGACAGTAGGGATCTCGGTTATGTACTTTGAAGAGACGCATGGAACAGAGAGCCTTGCTGCAATGGGTCGGTTCATCAAGTGGGCTGAGAGCGTAGGCAAGGAAATCGGATGGATTGCTGCAACCCTTGGACACGATCTCAACGGATGCCAAGATAAGACGATGTGTCCTAGAACATCTTCATATTAATTATGAGATCACAAACAATACCGGCACCACTCAAGAACAAATTTCCAGAGGCACGTATCGAAGTGTTCGGTGCGCGTCACTGGAAGGTTATTCAGATCACAAATGAAATCGGCGTCCAGTTGCAGATAGTGGACAAGACGGACAAGGCATACCGAGTGATCACGGGTTGCACTGGCTTCAATCAGTATGAGCGCCAGCACGCATGGGTTCCGAGGAATCGTTGCAACATATTGACGGACGGATCACGAGACAATAATTTTGTGATAGGCGTTCCACGTTGGTGGGCCGCCCAGAAACTGAACTATTACGGAAGGAGATGAGGACATGGCAAAGATATGTTATGTGCCGAAAAATTTCAAGGCGGGAAGTCTGTCAATCATCGCGCACGCCAACGCTGTCATAGATGACTACACAGAACAGGGGCTGTCTCTGACGTTGCGGCAACTCTATTACAGGTTTGTGGCGGCGGATCTCATCCCGAACAAGCAAAGCGAATACAAGAGGCTTGGCGGCATCGTCAACGATGGCCGGCTGGCTGGCCTCATCGACTGGGAAGCCATAGAGGATCGTGGTCGTAGTCTCAACACAATGTCACACTGGAGTTCCCCGTCCGACATCATCAGGAGCGCGGCGCGAAGTTACGCGATCGACAAATGGCAGGACCAGGAGTACCGGGTCGAAGTGTGGGTTGAAAAGCAAGCCCTTGAGGGCGTCATCCTGAGGGCATGTGAGCCGCTTGACGTTGAGTGTTTCGCGTGTAAAGGGTACACCAGCCAGTCGGAGATGTGGAGGGCGGCACAGCGTTTTTCGGGCTACAACAATGACGGCCAGACCCCGGTCGTGATCCACCTTGGCGACCATGACCCGTCCGGCATAGACATGACCCGAGACATCAACGACAGACTGGGGTTGTTCGGTATGCCAATGGAAGTCAAGCGCATTGCGCTCAACATGGATCAAATCGAAGAGTACGGACCACCACCCAACCCGGCAAAGCTGACAGACTCCAGGGCGGCGGGATACATTGGCGAGTACGGGTCCGACTCCTGGGAGCTTGATGCGTTAGAGCCAACGGTACTCGACACGCTGATTCAAGATACCATCAAGTCATTCTGTGACATGGACGCATGGCGTGACATGGAAGTGCGTCAAGAACACGAACGGGAATCGCTCAATGATGTTTCTGCCAACTGGGGCGACGTCATCGAATCACTGGCTGATGGCGACACGCGCCCTTGACAAAGCGGGAACCCTGGGTATAATGTCCCAGGATGACATCAAAGGGAGTATGAAAGGCATGGACGAAAAGCTGAAATCAGTGGAACAGGCGGCGGATTACTTTGGCGTGAAGGCGCGCCAGATCCGGCGCTGGATACATGACGGCAAGATCGAGATCACAAGGCTGGCGTCTGGTGGCGTCCGCTTTACACAAGAACAACTGGATCGGTTCACGAATATGATCACAAAAATGATTGGGCACTTGGTTCTCACTTCTTATTTTCTACACCCGGGGAATCCCTGGCGTCAAGTTATGGTTGCCCAATCGTTCTTGACAAACGGGATTCCCCACCTCTCTATGGAAGGGGGTGAGATATGAGTTGGCAACTCGGCGGCGTTACCGTTCCTTGTGATGATGGGTCCAGCATCGACGTTGAGATCAGGGTGTTGGTTTTAGAGGATGGACCGAGCGAAGTTGTGATTTTGTCACCGGACAACCTGGCTCCTGAAGGACAGGAAGAGGTCACCAACATGGTGTACTCCGGAGACTGGGAAAGATATTGAAAGGGGCCGTGATGGGCAACCTATTTGTAGACGCTGTATCTACCACCGCGTATTTCAAGGGTGGTATCTATGGATTCCAGGGGTCGGGAAAGACGTACACGACCGTGGAATTGATGATCGGATTGCATAAGTACTTGAAGTCCGACAAGCCGATTTATTTCCTGGACACAGAGACGGGTTCTGACTGGGCGATCCCACGCTTCAAAGAGGCGGGTATCGTTCTCCGCGTCGCTAAGTCCAGGGCATTTGCTGACTTAATGACCGGCATCAAAGAAGCTGAGGAACATGGCTTCGGGCTGATCATTGACTCAGCTTCACATTACTGGCGCGAACTGATGGAATCGTTCCAGCGGAAACTGAAGATCAAGAAGTTGCAGATCTATCACTGGACGCCGATCAAGCAGGAATGGGGCTTGTTCACAGAGGCGCTAGTCAATAGCAAGTTGCATGTCATGGTTGCCGGCCGTGCGGGTTGGGACTACGACATGGAAGAAAACGAAGACGGTCACAAGGATCTGATCAAGACCGGCACGAAGATGAAGGCCGAAGGCGAGTTCGGATTCGAGCCGTCCCTTGTTCTGGAGATGCAACGTATCCGAATGACCGAGTCTGGTATTGAGGTCGGCGCGACAAAGGGCAAGGGCCGACAGAGCGCCAAGATCGGTGACCGTGTCGTTCATCGTTGCCACGTCATCAAAGACAGGCGCATGGATGACAAGTCAATGGATGGTCAGGCGATCGACAACCCAAGTTTCGCGGACTTCATGCCGCATATTGAAGCCTTGAACTTTGGCGGTGACCACCTGGGCATCGATACCGATCGCAACTCTGACGACATGTTCGAGCGCGATGGCGGCGACTCTTACCGAGAGTGGAAGGTCACCCGTGAGGTTCTTCTGTCTGATTTGAAGCAACTCATGATTGACACGTTCCCCGGAAAGACCGGGGCTGATACCAAGGCCAAGGCGGACATGATCGAGATCGCCGTCGGGACCAGGAACTGGGAACGGATGGATAAGTTCCACCGTGAGTATACCAATGATGTCATAGCCAAGGGCATTGAGAAGCTGAAGGAAGAACTACCCGCTTACCTCAAGAAGCGGGCCAAGGCTGAGAAGAAATAGAGAGAGCCGCCCTCGGTCTGGGACACTGGGCCGGGGGCATCAGGGATTATTGACAATTTGGTGACAGTGTGGGTCCTCAGGAATGGGAGTGCTACAGTAGGTATACCACTGGGACTGCTACACCCGCGGCACAAGGGGCGAAGGAAGTACAGGACAAGATCAACGAGACGGGCTGTACCGGGCTTGATGCCGTCAACCAGATCACGGACGGCCTGACCATGGAAGCGTTGGTCGCCGCTGATGTTCCTGAGGTCAAGCTCGTCTGGAATGGCAATGAGATTGTCTTTGCTGATGAGCCGAACAAGGGCGTTGCTGGCATAGCCCCTGGCTCAGGCGACTCTCTCGGCGAGTTGTTAGTCTACCGCTATAACGCATATCATGATTGCCTCAAGCGGATTAAACAGTTGGAGGATACTTTCCGCCATTGTCACGATGCCCGAGGCCAAGAGGATATTGATTGGTGTGCCAAGTGCGGGTTGAACCTTAGAGATCCCGTACACCACGCCAAGAAAGGAGAATAGCATGGACGAGATTCGAGAGGGAGACATTTACAGGATTAAATTCAATGAAGCGAACCACACCTATTCACACCATTGCTTCGAAAACCAGCTTCACGCCGAAAGAAAGGGCGACGGCTGGGTGTTCGCCGATAGATACTGGCACGATAAGAAGAATCGGTTCTCTGAGGAACGCATCGCAGAACTTGGGGAGCTTGAATTGATCTGCAACACCAACGACATCGAGAGCGCGCATCGTCACGACCTCAAGAGATACAAGCAGGACGATATCGTCTGGCTCACAAGTCAACACGGGTGTTGCGAATCGTGCCGCGCTGCATACACCAGGAAGGGCGCGCAGATAGACAAGGAAACCATCCTGGCTGATATTCGCAATGAATTGGACGGAGAGAAGCACAAGCAACGGTGGGCGGCTCGAAGAATTACGCAACTGTCAGAGGCAAAAGCCCAGGTCGAGGGCGGCGATCTGAAGGCCCACTATTGAACCGGAGGGGGTAAGCATGAGACAAGCAAAGCTGAAGTTCGAGAAGGAAGGCGGCGTGATCCCGTTCGATCCGAACGTTCCAGATCCGAAGGAACGGCCCAGGCTGTCGAAGCAATGCAAGATAGTCCTCGATCGCTTGAGGTCTGGGCCGGCTACGAACTACGACCTGGCCGCGATCGCGCTCAAGTACAGCGCCAGGATCAGCGATATCAGGCGCGCCGGCATAGCGGTCCAGAATTTCAAGAGAGGATCTCTGAGTCTATTTCAATTGACGCCCTTGTGCATCGAGTGCCTTAGCGCACACGGCCACTGGGATTATCGCGTCGCATCGTACAGGTGCCGTGGCTGTGGTAGGTTCATGAAGCCAGAGGACATGGGCAAGGCAACAGCATGACGGTAAAACGGAAAGCTTGACAAGGATATGAGAGGTCACTATCATGATCGGTATGGCAACTACTACAGGAAGACGATCATGGTATCAACAAGGTTAGCCCCCCGCGAGTTCCATCAAAGA